GGGTCAAAGCTCACACTAGAATCGAATGTAATATTTTCTGAAGATGACACGATTACAGGTTCAACTACAGGTTCAACGGGTCGAGTTCGTTTAGTTGATGCGAATGCTCGCACACTATGGATCGATTCCGTGGTTGGTGACTTCATTCAAAATGAAAGTATCTCAACTGCCGATGGAACGTCGAGTGTCATTCAAGTCGTTGAAAATAACACAAATACTGTTCTAAATGCCGCTGTCGCGCCAGTATCGAGCGTGGTACCGAAAACTGGCGAGATATTATATCTATCAAATCGAGAAAAGATTACTCGTGCGGCAAGTCAAGTAGAAGAACTCAGAATGATTATCAACTTTTAAAGTGATAAATAATTTCAATAATGTACCTAAGAGTATTTAATAATGGTAGATACAGCAATTTCACCGTATTTTGATGACTATAACGCGAAAAAGAATTATCACAAAGTTCTTTTCACGCCTCGTCGTGCAGTTCAGGTTCGTGAACTGAATCAAATGCAGTCAATGTTACAAGAGCAGATCAATCGCTTTGGCGATCACGTATTTGAAAATGGCTCAATGGTTATGCCTGGCGAGATCAATCACAACTTAAACTATGAGTATGTGACTTTAGATCAAGTTCAGTATGGCTCAATTGTTGAGATTTTGAATACAAACGAAGTTAAGTTGACGGGTGCGACTAGTGGTGTCGTGGCTCGACTAGTTCAACATGTGGGCAATACTGCCACTGATCCTGTGACGTTCTATATTAGATATCAGTCAAGTAATGAATCAGCGTCACCTCGTTTCATCGATGATGAATTCATTCAGATGTCGACTGACTTGGGTGTAGACTTTTCGACTGCACAAGTTACAAGTTCAGGTGTAGGTTCAGTATTAACAATTGAACCTGGAATCTTCTATATCAATGGAAATTTCATTCGCAGTGACAGTAGCCGCAACTTATTAAGTAAGTATTCATCTACTCCATCATGCGTTGCAGGTTTTCGCTTAATTGAAGAGGCTGTATCGTGGACTGATGACCCCACTCTAGTCGATAATGCTTCAGGTGTATCGAATGCTAACGCGATTGGTGCAGATCGTCTTAGAATGACACTCAAGTTAGAAATTCACGATATTGATAGTACATTCAATCAAGAAGACTTCATTGAGTTAGTCAAGTTCCGCGAAGGTGTACTATTAGAGAAAGCACGTGGCGTCGATTACAACGTTCTTGAAGATACGCTTGCTCGACGCACTTATGATGAGAGTGGTGACTATACAGTTAACTCATTCAATACACTTATTCGCGAACACTTAAAAACGTCAGACACATCTAATGGTGTGTATACAGTCGAGCAGGGCGGTGATGAGTCTAAATTTGTCGTAGGCGTGGAGCCTGGCAAAGCATATGTGCGCGGGTATGAGATTGAATCTGTATCGACTCGTTATATTAGCGTCGACAAGGCTCGTTCTACTAACTCAATCAACAATAGTGCATTCTCACTGCCCGTAGGCAACTTGATTGTAATTAGTGATCTGAATATTTTACCTAAGACTTCATCATATCAAACCGTCACATTCTACTCAGATGTTCCTGCGTCTGCGGGTGCAATTCCTGATGGTACAGTGTTAGGTTATGCTGATGTTCGATTCGTAGAGTATGATGAAGCGAATAGTCAAGCATTACTATACGTATTCAATATACGCAATGCGTTGAGCGTGAATGATACTAGTTTCATTTCTACTGCAAAATCTGTCTATGCCGCAGGAAGTCCTGCATTTACTGCATTAGTCGAGTCTGAACTAATTGATACTATTAATGCGTCTATGGTTTACAAGTTACCTGTAGATAATGTGAAATCATTACTTGACTTGGGTGTGTCTGATACGTCACTTACAGTATTGCGCCAAGTTGTAGCGACTGCTGACACTAGTGGTACCGTAATCCTTGCAGCAGGTGCAGACGAGGTATTTGCGTCACCTACTATACAGAACTCACGCGCTTCATATAGTGTGGGTGGAGTTGACACTATTCGAGAAATTGCAAGCATTTCTACTATGGGTGGTGCACCTACAGGTAAAGCTTTAACTATCGAATTTGGTGCAGGTGTTGCATCTACGCCCGTGACAATTAACTTAGAAGTCATTAAGCAGACTGCAATTCAAAAATCAAAGACGCCAACTACAATCACAATCACAAAGCAAGTAGGTGACTTAGTTGATCGAAAGTTTTCACTGAATAAAGCTGATGCTTATCAGATTGTATCTGTAATTGAGGGTGGTGTCGATAAGACAAGTTCATATAAGCTAGTTAAGAACGCAACTCCTGAGTTTTATGGTGTATCGTCGATTCGTTTAGGTGCGAGTGAATCAGTACCTACACAAGAAGTGTCGATCACGTTTAAGTTCTTCATGCATAGTACAGGTGACTTCTTCTCCGTAGACTCATATAGCCAAGTCGCTTATGAAGATATCCCGACTGAAGTCATTAATGGCGTAGAAGTGAACTTATCAGATGCCCTTGACTTTAGACCTCGCGTAAATGATGCAGGTACAGGGTATACGGGTACGGGTGGATCACTGACTGAGTCACCATCACCTTACTCATTAGTTCGTTGCGATATTGAGCACTATTTGCCACGCATTGATAAAGTGTACGTGTCGTATAAGGGTGAATTTGGAGTCGTTAAGGGCGTACCGTCACTTAAACCTTCTGAGCCTTCTACGCCTGATAGTGCTATGGTTATATACAAGCTAGATGTTCCTGCATACACAAAGAATGTCAATGATATTCGTCAAGTCAGTGTGAATAACCGCAGATACACAATGCGCGATATCGGTAATTTAGAGACTCGAATTTCAAATCTCGAATATTATACGACATTGAGTATGTTAGAGTCCGAAACTGACTCACTACAAGTCATTGATGCTGTAACAGGGTTGAATCGCTTTAAGAATGGATTCATTACCGACAACTTCATTGATCACTCTGTAGGTTCATATACCTTACCTGAATATCGTTGTGCTGTGTCGATGGAAGATAAACTTCTTCGTCCTGAGTTTAACGTTGAACAAGTTGACATGAAATTCTCTGACTCACTATCATTGAATGTACAGCTAACAGGAAGTCTTGTCACCTTACCTTATAGTGAAACGCTATTCATCTCGCAAGATTTAGCGTCTGATTATATGAACGTAAACCCTTATGCAGTTTATCGTTGGAACGGTACGATTGAATTAACGCCTAATAGCGATACTTGGTTTGATAACGTATACACTGAGCCTGAAGTCACGAATCGAGTGTTTAATAACGGTCGATTAACTCAACAGTGGAATAGCTGGGGATTGAACTGGACGGGTGGTACATCTACTTCAAACGTATGGAATCTAGGCGGAACTAATAAGTTCAGTACAACAGGACAATTCGCCGACTGGTCACACAGTCGAGTAGGTTCGATTCGTACAACTACGACAACTACGACAATCGATGTTGTAGGTGACCGTGTTATTGATACGTCTGTAATCCCGTACATGCGTTCTCGCGACGTTGAATTTAGTGCAAAGGGCTTGATGCCTGAAAGCCAAGTGTATGCATTCTTTGATGACGTAAACGTCACTCAATACTGCAAACAGTCAGGTAAAGACTTTGGTACTACCATGTACGCTGATAGTAAGGGTGGCATTAATGGTACATTCCGTATTCCAAACACTGACACCACTCGATTCAGAACGGGTACTAAGCGCTTCACATTGATCGACAATACTGACAATAAACGTGAGACTGCACTTTCATATGGTGATACAAACTATACCGCAAAGGGTACACTACTGACGCGAACTCAGTCGATCATTGCAACTCAAAGTACAACTACTTCAGTGCGACCATGGGACCCATTAGCTCAATCGTTTTTCGTTGAGAAAGAAAATGGTGTGTTTGTGACTAGCGTAGAAGTATTCTTTGCGTCTAAGGATGAAGTTGCACCCGTTACGATGGAAATTCGTAATATGGTGAATGGCTATCCAGGACAAGAAGTTGTACCTTATAGTCAAGTTGTAGTGAATCCATCTGAAGTAAATGTATCGAGTGATGCAACAGTCGCAACTAAGTTTGTTTTCCCTAGTCCTGTATATCTTGTAGATGGTAATGAATACTGTTACGTCATTCTGTCAAACAGTAACAACTATAACGTATATGTAGCAACAATGGGCAACAAGCAGATTAACAGCAATGCGTATATATCTAAGCAGCCTTTTGTGGGTGTATTATTTAAATCGCAGAACAATACAACTTGGTCTGCCGATCAAACGTCTGATATGAAGTTTAAGATCAACGTTGCAAAGTTTGTTACAAACACACAAGGTACCGCTAAGTTTGTAAATGATATGCTATCTGATATCACTTTGACTAATAACCCATTGACTTCAGTGAGTGGTTCAAGTGCGATATCAGTACATTTAGACAATCATAACTTATTCGTAGGTTCACTCGTTACTTTAGGGGGCGTAGTTTTAGCTCCAGGCATTGATGTAGCAGAACTGAATAAGACTCATATAGTTGAATCGATCATCGATGCAGATAACTTCACAATCGTTGTAGACTCTAATGCGATAGCTACGGGTACATTTGGTGGAGCGTCTGTTACAAGTGAACATGCGATGATTATGAATACGATTCAACCTGTAACTCAAGAGTTATTACTTGAGAATACGAACGTCGATTGGACGATGCGTGGTACTACGGGTATGACTGCGGGTGGTACTGAAGTGCCTTACTTAGCGTCAGGTGAATTCTTAATCACGCCTAATGAAAATAGCGACTTGAGTGCACCTCTAGTAGTGCCTACTAAGAGTGATATTACCTCAAAGTTATTTTCAAGTGATGCTACTGTAATGAGTGCAAACATGATCACTTACGTCGATAACGTATCACCTGCGGTCGATATCAATCGATGCGGATTGATTGGTGTCGTGAATCGAGTGAATAAGCCTGCTACGCTTCAAGAGTTGAGCGCGAATGGCGGTAATGCGAGTGCTCGTTACATTACTCAAGTTGTAGGTCTAAAGAACGCCGCTGAGTCATTGAAGGTGATTGTTGATGTCAACATGCCTCAAGGGTCTAACGTGTACTTATACTTACGAACAGGTAGCTCCAACATTGAAGTTGAAGGCAAAGATTGGTCACAGATGACGACTAGTACGACAAGTGTTGCAACTGATAGTACAGCATTTGCTGAGTTTGAGTATAACAAAGAAGGCTTACCTCAATTTACTCACTATCAATTCAAGGTTGTGATGACTGCGGAATCATCTTCCAATGTACCTAAATTGAAGCGCTTCCGCGGTATTGCGTTAGGGAGTTAACATTGAACTTAATCAAAGTTGAAGGTCATAACAGTTTGCGCAAGGATGCGCAGACTGGGGCTGTAGTAAATACTGATAGAGAGTCGCTTATGGCTGCACGTCGCAGACGTGATGCAATACTAGCAGAACGCGAAAAAGTCAAGACTCTTGAAGATAAAGTCGCACAATTAGAATCACTACTCAATAAGATCATAGAATCTTCACAGTGAATTAGAACATCGGAGCATATAATGGCAGCTATACCTTTAGAGTTAAAAGATACATTTGGTGAGTGGAGAGTTAAGATTAATGATCTATTCACAATCATTAATGACGCATCTAATCAAATCGACGATTTGACTTCACGTACACCCTTCTCGATTGTATCACATGCAGGATTGAGTGTGTCTATTTTAGGAGGTCGAGTTCGTGATGGTTCAGATATTGAAACTTTATTAGATTCGTCTATATCGTTACTTGCGAGTAAGACAAACATCGTTGCGATATACAAAATCCCTCGTGTACCCGCTGAGTTGCGCGTGTACGACATTGCGCTACTGCCTAACGAGTATGTGATCCCTTTATACTCAGTCGCCACTAGCGCCACTGTAGTGACTTCTGTGGTTGACTTACGCACGTCATATAATACAGCGTCAGGTTCAGCAGGTTCAGCATCGAGTATTCTACAATTCGATAAAGCGATTGGAGCTGATGTATTGATTCCTGCTAATCGAAATGGTTTATCTGTAGGGCCTGAAGTCAATACAGGCGTAGTCGTTGAAGTATCGTCAGGATCAACGTGGGTGGTATTATAATATGGCAATTAACTCAAGATTAGAGTTTGGTGAGTATTGTCTCCGCAGGCTCGGTAAACCTGTAATCAATATCAACGTTGCACCTGAACAAGTCGAAGATCGAATTGATGAAGCGCTACAGGTGTGGCGCGAAAAGCACTTCGATGCGACTGAAAAGGAATGGGTTGGATATATTTTATCGGATGAAGATGTCACTCGCGGATATATCATTTTACCGCCTGATATTCATATTGTAAATGAAATGATCCCGATGTCAACGTTATATCGAGAAGACAAAGACGTATTATTCAGCTATCGGTATCAGACGATGATGAGTAATCTATCACCATTCCAGCCACTCGATATGTTGAACTATGTGTTGCAGATGAATAATATCAGTGAAGTAAATGACTTAGTCAATACGACTGAGCGATTTGAGTTCACAAAGCACAAGAATAAACTGCATATTTTCAATGGAACGAAGCGTATGAGTGCAGGTGAAGTCATGTGCTTTCACGTATACAAGTACATTGACCCTGAAGTTGACCCTAGCGTATGGAATGACAAGTGGTTGAAGTCATATACTACTGCACTAATCAAGCAGCAATTTGGTCAGAATATGAAGAAGCATGGAGAGATTCAACTATTAGGTGGAGTGTCTGTAAATGGTCAGCAAATATTCGACGAAGCTGTAGCGGAGATTGAAATTCTTGAAGCACAGTTAAGAGAAACCTATGAAGAGCCTGTAAGCTTTTTCGTAGGATAAGAGGTATCAAATGTCAAGGGATGTCAATAATAATAATATAGACGACGATGCAGAAAACCTTAGATATCTAGCTGAACTTGACCGAGATCGTCGCAAGTGGCGAGTGCGTAGACGAATTGCAGTTGCATCATTCTTTGCGCTACTTGCGTTCGGTTTTTATTATGCACTCGTGGGTATATTCATAAGCCAACAACAAGCACAGTCGATATCAGAGTTTAATGGTATCGTTGTTGCTATTGTAGGTGCACTGACTTCTGTACTATTAGGATACTATGGTACTGCATACCTAGAAGATGCACATAAGTTAGACAACAATGAATAATATGCATAAATACTATATATATAATAAGGTTTTACTATATGCCTATTAATCCATATCACTCACACTATACGGCAGTGAATGAACAAACACTTACAGATCAGCTTATCATAGAAGCAATTCAAATGAAAGGTGTTCTGATGAAGTATATTTCACGCGAACATAATAATTTTGATTTTTTGTTTGGTGAAGACCCGACTTCGTCATTTACCAATGCAGTCGAGATTGAAATGTATCCCGCTGAAGTGAATGGCTTCGGTGGCGATGGTGAAATGATGGCTAAGTTCGGGCTTGAAGTTCGCGACACTGCTACATTCATTGTCAATAAGACTCGATTTAAAGAAGAGTTCCCTCTACTCATTCGCCCCAAAGAGGGTGACTTACTATTCATGCCCTATACAAATGCGATATTAGAAATCAAATTTGTGAATCATGAGAGTCCATTCTTCCAGCATGGTGTGCAAATGGTGTATGAACTCAAAGTCGAGACATATGAGTTTAGTCATGAGTCTGTCACTACGGGTGACATTGACATTGACAAGATGTTTGAAGATATCGTCAATTTTAACCCTGAAACTGAAACTGAAAAGTTTGGCGATAATGCGAAAATTGATGAACGCATTAGCCCTGTGACTTCGTTTGATGTATCGAACCCGTTTGGAGTAGATTGATATGGCTGTATTAGAGAACCACTTCTACCACAAAACGATATCGCTATTGACGGGCGTGTTTGGATCGATTTTTGATGAGATTAAAATTGTACGCAAAGACGGGTCTAGTATTCTAGTACCTATCGCATACTCAGTCAAGCGAAAATATAATGTTCGCAATGATCAGAATGCTGACCCTAATGCAGTTCGTTATAAAATGCAACTACCTCGCATGGGATTCAAGCTGACTGGATTGCAGCGTGAATCTTTGCGTACAAACAATAAGCTATATCCTCTAGTCGAAAACTTAGATCGCACTCAAGTTACGCAATTGAAGTCACAATTGAATCGAGTGCCGTTCACGTTCGGGTATTCATTGTCGATCAAAACAAAAACTATTGACGATATGTTGCAGATCATTGAACAGATACTTGTTTACTTTAATCCCACGTTAAGAGTCATAGTCAAAGATAATCCAGACTTAGACTATTCGTCTGCCATTACAGTCAAGTTACTCGATACAGGACTTGATGATATATCAGAAGGGTCGTTTGATGGCGAAGAGTTACTTGAATCGACATTACAGTTTGAGCTAGAAGGATGGTTATACATGCCCACCCAAACAGCTAAAATTATCACGAAGTCAATAGTCAATTTATTCGACCTAGGGTCTAATGAATTACTAGAAACGGCAACTGAGGTAATTTAATATGCAATCGAGATTTGAAGAGCGATTGAATGAAATCATAAGCGCTGAAGGCTCCGTAGATAGCGCACTTGATGATATTGAATCAGAACGTCCACCGTTACCTGTACGTATTGAATATGATGAAGTCGCAAGTTCTTTGTCTGGAAAAGAGGGTGATATTCCAGACAAGGTTGATGATTACTTATTCAGTCGTAAGATACTTTATGGGTTGATTGATCGAGGTACAGTTGCATTAGAAGGCGCAATGATCATTGCACGCGAGTCAGAACATCCTCGCGCATATGAAGTCACTGCGAACATTATGAAAAGTGTATCAGAGATGGCAAAAGACTTATTAAAGTTACATGAGGCTACGTCGGGTGGTAGTTCAGGTCAATCTACACCTACAGTCATTAAGCAGACTAACATACAAAATAACTTCAATTCTTCGGGTACCGAGGCAAAAGATATTAATAGTATGCTGGATGCATTAGAGTTGGATGATTAATATATGCAATATCCATTTGATGTACTTGAGTTTATAAATTCAAATAAGCAACTAGTGAAGCGATATCTAGCGGCAGACACGCGGACACTATATGTACCTGACTTCAATACAGATAAGCAACATTATTATAAAAATAATGTAACTATCTTGAGAAGTGGGGTAGCATTTGAGTATACAGAATTACAAAAACTCGAATATATCAAGTGTATGCGCGACGTTGTATATTTCACTAGAAAGTATGTAAAAATTATATCGATTGATGAGGGATTAATACCGTTCGACTTATACGACTTCCAAGAAAAACTACTTGACCTATACCAAAAGAATCGTTTTGTAATATCAATGCAGTGTCGCCAGAGCGGGAAAACTGCGACCACTGCTGCATATATTCTACACTATGCGACGTTCAATGCGTCAAAAACAGTTGCAATTTTAGCAAACAAAGCTTCTCAAGCTCGTGAGATTCTATCGCGTGTGCAGTTATCTTATGAGGGATTACCTTTCTTCTTAAAGCAGGGTGTTATTACATACAACAAAGGCTCAACTAAGTTTGGGAATTTGTCTGAGATATTCTGTGGGGCGTCAAGTTCAAGTTCGATCCGAGGGCGCTCAATTTCTCTTTTGTATATCGATGAGTGTGCTTTTTTGCGTGGCGATATGGAGTTCTATGAGTCAACATATCCCACAATTTCTTCAGGTAAAGAATCGCGCATTATTGTAACATCGACTCCAAACGGTGCTCGTGGGTTATTCTACAAGCTGTGGAGTGAATCAGTTGATAAGATCAACATGTTCAAGAATATGTGCGTACCATGGAATTTAGTTCCAGGTCGAGATAATGCATGGAAAGCTGAACAAATTGCAAATACTTCAGCGGAACAGTTCAATCAAGAGCATGGATTGATCTTTAGAGGTAGTCAGAATAGTTTACTATCATCCGATACCCTCGCAATGCTGCCTATATCGAGGCCAGAGGCTGTCTACGGCGATTTACTCGTGTATGAGGAGCCTATACCTAACCACACATACTTTACGACCGTAGACACGTCGAGAGGGGTTGGGGGTGACTATTCAGCGTTCTGTGTATTTGATATTACAGAGGTTCCTTATACGTTAGTCGCGTGCTATAGAAACAATAGAATTTCACCCATGATTTATCCGCAGATGATCAAGTCTGTATGTGATAAATATAATGATTCATTCGTTTTAGTTGAAGTGAATGATATCGGTGAACAGGTAGCAAACATACTATACCACGACTTTGAATATGAAAATATACTGATGTGCTTTAGTGAAAAGAGCACACAGAAAATAGGATTCGTTAAAGATGCTCGTGTAGGTGTAAGGACTACCACTCAAGTCAAATCAATTGGTTGCTCAAACGTCAAGACTATGATCGAGACAGATAAACTCATATTGAATGATGAAACAACTATCAATGAATTTGGTACATTTGTCCCTCGTGGGCGTTCATATGAAGCAGACTCTGGCGCCAATGACGATATGGTAATGTGTTGCGTATTATTCGCATGGGCGTCTACCCAACAATACTTCATAGATTTGACTGATAGAGATATCAGCAAAAACATTCGAGACTCAATGGCAGAACAGATGATGGAAGACTTACTACCTTTCGGAATTTTTGACAATGGTATAGTCGAGTTTGACGGTGTACAAATGATAGACAGACCGCAACAAAACTTTTATTAATTAATATAGTATTTGTTCTGATTATTATG